GTCCTTGTTCATCATCATAATCATTAAAGCATTATGAGTCAAAAGCAAGTTCACGCTTCTTCAAGCGTCCTGGTAGTTAACACTCCGACCTCGGTTCCTTCACATCCGGGTGCTGCTTCGGCAGCACTTGTGAATGGTAACCAAGGTGTTACCCTGGCACGGGTAGTAAATGTAATAAGTAAAGTATACAAGTTGTATGGTTGGCGGGGTGAGGATAGTGGGCGGATTGAGAATAATCTCAAGACGCACATCACTCAACTCACTAAGGTCACGGGGGATTGGATAAAGGTCGTCAAGTATAAACTTGCTGCCTTTTTCTCTTTCCACCTAGATCAGCCAATTCCAGAGTCCCCCTTCCCACCACATATGGATAACCCAGCATTCTTGCTAGGTGGTTCTGCATGTAGGTGGCTGAAAGAGGTTAAGAGGAGAGCTGAAAGGAGGACAGTCAAGGACTGTACCTTCTTTCGTTCTTTCCTCGAGACACTCCTTCAAAGTCGGAAGGCAATGGAAAGGCCAGATAGCCAGTATGTTGTAAGTAAGGTAAGCGAGGCTGTTAAAGAGCTCACCGCGCCCAAGGATCCTCTTCCAGATAAGGAATTGGTGCCCCTTTGGGGCGATAGGGCTGAGCTAGGAGATAAGATTATCTCGAAACTCGATGCTGAGACAATGAAGTCTCAGTTGCGGCGAACAGTTCGTGAAGTCCTGGGTGATAGTAAGTATACACTCAAAGATCGGCTAAAGGCCTTCTTCCCCAGTACCAGTTCCAATTATATAAATAGTCGGAGTGGTGCAGGTGCAGTAGGTACCATCATGGAAGATAAGGATCTTCTGGATGGGCTCCGAACCAAGGGTGGTAGTATAAAAGTTAGTGAAGATAGTGATTCCGAGGAACAGATTCATGACCAAACCCAACGGTTTGAGTATGACTCTAGTGATCTCAGGTCTCGATTTTCGAAGCTATGGTTTCGTATCCTTAAAAAGGCACGAACTGAAGCTAAGATCGTCAAGGCTGTAGGTCTACCAGAGGCGCTGAAGGTCCGGACCATCACGAAGGGTCCTCCTTTAACTTATACATCACTTCGACCTCTTTGGAAGAAGTTGCACACTATTTTGAGGAAACAAAAAACATTCATGTTTATTGGAACCCCAGATAGTGAGGCAGGTATGTTACAAGTTTTAGGGAGGAGTCTCCTTGAGGGACAGGTTTACCTTTCTGGCGATTATGCCGGAGCGACTAATAATCTGTTTTCCTGGGTCTCAGAGACAATTGCAGAAGAAATTTCTGATTGTTGGGGTCTTACGGATACTGAGCGGACACTCTTTCTGAGTGCACTCACTGGCCACATCTTTGATGATGATGGTAAGTACCTTGACCAAAAAATGGGTCAACTAATGGGTAGTATCGTGAGTTTTCCAATTCTCTGTATCGCCAATGCGGCTATGAGCCGGTGGGCGATGGAGTTAGGGGATAAGAGGGTATGGCATCTTAGAGATGCCCCCCTGGCAATCAACGGTGACGATGTCGCCTTAAGATCTGCCAAAGCAACTTATGCTTTCTGGTCCTCTATAACAGAGTTTGGTGGACTGATTGAGTCCGTAGGTAAGACTTTTGTCTCCCCTCTTTGGGTAAGTATAAATAGTAGAATGTATGAACGGGTTGATCCCTTTCCTCTTGAGTTCAAGAACCAAGATGGTGAGTATGTGACACGGCAGGCCACCCTAAAGCAGGTTCCCCATGTAAACATGGGCCTCCTTATGGGCCTTAAAAGGTCTGGTCGTGAAGCATTTAACTCACGGGACATTGATGAGGGTGTTTCCTTCTCCACTCGAGCGAAGGACCTTATCGATAGTTGTCCTACTTTCTTAAAGAATAAAGTATATTCCGACTTCTTAGTAAATAATCGGGAAGAACTGGAAAAGACCAGACTCCCATGGTACATTCCGGAGTGGTTGGGAGGTCTGGGACTTCCAATTCTGGACCCGGAAGAACAGTTTAACTCATCATTAGATAAGAAAATTGCTCTCCGGATAATCCGTAATTGGTCCCACCCATCCCAGAGACCGATCTGCCTAGGCAAGTCGATGACTCCATGGAAGGTACGTAGGTTAGTTAAGAAGAAACTTCCAGACACACACTCTACACTTGTAGAGGATGAGTCTGTCGCAGCTTTAGAACGTATCGAAGGACTTTTGGCCATCGATCTTCTATTTAATAGTGATTTCGAGCTCTCTGATCTCTATAATGAGAACGGAGACATCGTAAATTCACAAGCTGCAATAAATCATAATTCTAGGTTATGGAACCCGAAAGGCATTGGAAATAAGAAGATGACAAATCTCCGGGGCGAAGCCCCGGACTCTGTGATCTTCGGACCAAGACGGTACACAGGCCTTACTGTACACGACTTGGCCTCCGACAACCAGCGGTTCCCACTGCGAACAGCGGAACCACCAACTGTTAAAGAGGTCCTCCGATCGATTGATCGAGCCTTCTATGATCTAGATTAGTGTTTAGGAATATGTTAGTATTTATTAGCTTAGCTTAGTTAGAATGTGAGTGGTTGTATAGTTAGTTATTGTATGTATTTAGTATTGTGCCAAGGAGATTCTATCTTTCCTAGTAAACTAGGTATATCCCAGCGGAGGTGTAAACACCTACCATGTCTGTGATACATTAGACGAATCTGTGGAATGTTCGAGCTCTTTTGCTCGTTTAGAGAGATACAAGTATCTCTCAAGGGGTCGCGACTCCCA